TAAAACCTAAACGGAACATCCAAAGTGTTTGTAGAGCTATCTGCATCATCCATTCTAACTAACCGATCAAAAACCAAAGTATAGGTTTCAATACTATCGGGGGTGGGCCACAGCTTTACGATTGGATTTATTTGTCTATCAACATAAAACTGTGTGGGTTTACCAGTAGTGTTTTTATTAGTGATGCTCAAATACCCATCGCGGCTCAAACGGCTCAACGAAATATCTGACTGATTAGTTCCTGTTCCTGTGCGAATGACTGCACTAAGGATGTCTATGGTATCGATACCTAAATTGTAGTTTGCAGTACCCGCTGTCAAAGTAGTTGACGTCTGGGTCATTGTCCAACGATTTAAGCCCCTATTAGCCCAATCAGCTAACATAAGGTTGAGAGAGCGGGTGGCTGTTTTAAGGTCATACCCTGTACGCACCTCTAAGCCACACCGCTCAAAAGCCTCTTCGACGTAATCAGCTACATCGAGCTCAAAATCATTTGAACCTGAAACTGCCATTTAGCTGTAAGGACCTTTGATTACCTTACCGCCACCGGACATCATTTTGCGCTTACCGCCCATAGCACCACCCTTGGACTTCATCATGCGCTTACCGCCCATAGCACCGCCTTTGGACTTCATCATGCGCTTCTTGCCGCCCATAGAGCCACCCTTAGACTTCATCATGCGCTTCTTCTTACCGCCATTGGCGTTACCCTTCTTCTTCATCGCCATCTTCGTTTTCCTCTTCCGCGTAGAGATTATCAAAAATCTGATTTACGTCCATTGTATAATCTAAATCAGACTTTGAATAGTGTATGTGTTGAGAAGGCTTGAAATCAGGTGCGCCTTCGCCCGTTTCAAACCAAGCAGGATGCGTGACTCTTACACGATTATTAGGCAAAGCCACGATATTCCCAGTCCACTGACCAGCGTCTAGTAGCTCTAACACATGGCTTTGTTTGTGTTGAGCCGGATCATCTGCTATCTCACTCTCAGTGTAGTCCACTGTAAAGTAATACTTTGCGGGAAAAAACTCTCCGTCAATCTTAGCAATCCATGGGCAGGGTGTGGCCCTGTTAATCTTATACACAGAATGCGTGTGAGACATACAATCCCACGGCTGCGCTGCGTGTACCGGCATGGGGTCAGGCCACTCCTCGTAGGGTGTATCCCCTACTAAAGCGGTTATAGGCATCCTAGCCCACATAGCACCACCATGAACATTCGGCTCATCGTTAATTTCAGCCTCACAACCCGTAAAAATCACCTGAAAACTCAAACATCTGTTTGGCATTGTAGTCACTGCTACAGCCATTGCATGAAGGAACTCGCCGTGGTGGTCTTCATGATTGCAAGTATATTCCCTTCTCACCCAACATTTAAAGTAAGGGACATTACTTGTTAGATAACTCATGCTTTGCTTTTTTTCTTTGCCTTTGGCTTTGGTTTCGGTTTCTTGCCTTTGCCAAAAATGTGAGCGTCAACTTTTGCTGCTTTACCTCCGGTGAGGACGCTGTTTACTCTTGCCATAGCCCACTGATTCGGGGTAGTTCCCGGACGGTGGCCTGTCCGATAAGCAGCTAGACCTTTGTTATAAACTCTTTTTAGCTGCCCCGTTGTCACTTTTTTTCCTTTTTTACGAGCAGCTTCGGCTTTCTTTTCCAAAGATTTTATGACTGACGCGCCTAATCCCATTACTTTCCCCTTGCTTTTTTCGTAGAGCCTCCAAACACTTTTTTGAATTTTTTAGTGTACTTAGACTCTTTGGTTTTTCGCCTAGCCCCGCTGCTAGTGAAATCTGTAGAAAAAGAGTATGCAGAGGGGTCTCTGGGAGATTTCTTTCTATTACGCTCTATTTCTTTTTTACGTTTAGCTTTCTCGGCAGGACTAAGACCAGCTAAGTATTTAGCTGGCACCTTTGGCTTTTTGCGTTTTTTCCTAGAAGCAGGAGCTTTTTTAATTTGTTGCGCCATGTTGCCTCTGGTCATAGCCATTAGAACAGCCTCGGGATAGCAGCAGCCGCTACAATTAAAACAGCTATGCCCCAAAGTCTCATATCTAATTTATCAAGCTGCTTTTGTATTTCAGCATATCGCTCGCTACAATCTGCTTCATGTTTTTCGAGCAGCTTTAAAACTTCATCTGCTTTCATTACCAAGCCTTACATGACCAGTACCGTGCGCTAAATTTGTCTTTAGCAGTTGCACAATTATGCCGTGCGCGGAAAGACTTTCTCCTTCCCGGCTGGTCTTTTTTAATTGACATATTAGGATCGCCAAACCGCACCAATTTTACCTGACTACCTTTTTTGGCTAAAACAGCAGATTTTTTGGGTCCGTTCGGGGTTCTTTTAGGTTTGTTATACCCAGAAAAGGTTTCCCCTCTGTAAGACAATCTTCCAGAGGGGCTCCTTTTTACATCTTTGGTGGTCGCCATTAGTTATATTCCTTACGCACCTGTAGGATAATCGTATAACTGTCAGCAGAAGAATGACCCACCGTGGTAAACAAGATGTCCCCTGTTTTACCCGACCCAGCATTGTTGATTATACCGCCAAAGCCGGTATAATCATGATAACCACTTTGGTTCTCACCAAGTTCAATAGCCAGTACGTTTGAGGTGGCGTCGAAAAGAAGCTGGACTTTCATGCCATTGCACTGCCACCATATCTTTTCTATAGAGGCTCCTGTGCAAGCATCGCCCACGTCATTGTTAGCAAGAGTGCTTACATCTACTTTTGCTACGTTGCTTTCTCCGGAACCATCAGAGATGTTAGTAAACTTCAAGACGGCGGTTTTAACACCGTCTATCAAAGTTTGTGAAGTGACTGCATCAGCCATAACAATCTCCTATTAGTAAACGGAGTATTCCAGCTCTACTGTAAACCTTCCCGCTGTGACATCCGCATTTACAGTGGTCGTGGCTCTGGCATACAGATGCACGTTTGCAACGGCGGCGGTAATGTTCGGGACAAAGATGTGGTAATTACCAGCAGTGTCGTTGAAGTTGACGTCAATCTCAGTAATAGACTGAGTTGCGCTCAACTGCTCATTGAACGAGGTGACCCCCGCACCAACAATTTCCGTTCCTGAAACAGCAGCATTTGTCGCAGTGCCGCTTGTGGAGCTCAGGGCAAGGTTACCTGCAAGAGTTTGACCCGCAGCAGTCGTGATTCCAATAAGAGCACGATGGATAAAAATCTTGGAAGGTGTGACCAAATCATCTGGAGCATCTACATTAAGAGTCCCAAGTTCTACAAGACAATCGCCATCAGCGTATGCTGTTGAAGCGGCATTAGTCGCGGCGAGTGTACCTGCAAAAGATTGGATTTTGCGAGTACCCATAGAAACAAGCTGACCTGTGGCATTTACAGAAAAACCTGTTTCTGTAATCGCACCTGTGGTGGCACTCTCATTGATAACTTTAAAACCGCTTTTGGAACGTATTGGTCCCGAAAAGGTAGTATTAGCCATGTTTCTCTCCTGTCGTGGCTAGTGTCAGATCTACCTTAGATCTGTCAGGGATATAAAGACTATAAACAAAAAAAGGGCGGCTCGCAAGCCGCCCCTTGGAGGTTTTTGAGTTTAGGCTCCAGGAGAACCAAACACACAACGAGGATCGGATACGCCGAAGCTATAACGCTCACGAGCCTTATAGCGGACGTTACCCGTATCAAAGTCGCCTTCCATAGAAGTCCTGATAGCTGCTCGCTCAAAGTGCTTGAAGCCATTAGGTGCATCTGTCTTGATAAAGAACGCATCTGTATCAGTCAGGAAGTTGTTAACGACATAACCCTCAGGCAACATACCCATGTTGCGGAGAGCGTTGATATCGTTATCTGCGGTGCCAACACGCATCGTTGATGCCATCAGACGCTCAGCAACAAACTGAAGCGCAGAAGGGATAATCAACTTACGGCCTTGCACAGCAATTTTTAGACCACGCTCATCAATGAACGCCGCGATATCAATCAACGACTGCTCAAGTGATGTTTCGTTAAGGTCTGCTGCGGTGCTGAGCTCATTACGGAACGTACCACCACCATTTGTGGGGTGGTCAGTAGCGCAAAGCTCTTTGCCATCACCGATAGCAAAGGTGCTATCAAATGCGTTGTTAAGAACAGCAGCGGCTTTCACCTGCTTAGTGTTAGACATCGAACGAGCAAGCGCACGGGTATAACGAGAGCTCAGGCGGTCATAAAGGTTATCCTCTACAGCCTCCTCAGTAATCGCAAACGCGAGTGCAATAGTCTCGTGTGTATAACGAGCAGTGAACGATTCGTTCGCAGTATCGAATGAAACTGCTTGGCCTTCACCCTTGACAGGTGCAGCCCCGAATCCTGAAAGCATTACTTCCTCTTCAAAAGCCCGATCCGAAGTTTCGGTTTCAAAGATTTCAGTATGCTGGTTTTCGTAACGGTCATACTCCATACCGAAAAGAGCGTTCAATCCTGGCTCTAGTTCTTTGAGGAGTTGGGATCTTGCAATAGCCATCTCTAGTCCTCCTTAAGCGATGCCAGTGGTTGAAGTATGATGCGGGATATTCAGCTTCACAAGGAGTACAACCCCTGCTGAAGCATAGTCAATCCCAGGAACATCCTTGATACCCACAATCCGGAAGTTATCCGAAGTAGTGGTGGCTCCTGCGCTTGTAACAGAAATCTCACCTGCGGAGATACCGTTAGCATTTTCAGAACCAAAGCCAGTGCCTTCTGCGTTTGAGTGGATCAAAGCAGTTGCCGTTGCAAGGTCAGTCATACCTGCATCAGCTTGACACTCATATACCTGATGGGGATCATCGTATACGAACACAGTCGCTTCTGTGCCAGACTTCAAAGAAGCCGTTCCAGGATATTTATTATCGAAAGTTGGCGTACCGTCGAGTGCAGTGTACTCACACCCTGCCATAACACCTAGGATCGCTACCGAACCACCATCTGCCGCACTTACATCCACGAGACCGTTAGAGAGGGGAATCACCATATCACCTTGATGGATCGCTGATGAGGAACCTGCTACACCCGGAATCTGTACTTTGTAAGGCGTCAAACCCATGGAATTGGCGTTCGAGCCTAGTTTGTTATGAGGACGCAAACCAAAAGGCGAATCAGTATTTGCCATGATTTTAGTCTCCTAACAATTATTCGGAATTGTTTCCGCTTCCGAAGGTTACACGAGATTGCCTCTCAGGTTTACTGATCGGCATGGATGGATGTTGTTCCCTCATAAGGTCATTGTCAACAGCGGTCATTTGATCTCGCGTTGCATTGCGATAATAACTATTGCGCTGTTGTCTGGTCTCTTTGGGGAACCTTGCGAGCACCAAACCGCCTACCCCGATCACTCCGGCATGTTTGCCATCCTGAACAGTTGGGGCTTCAAAATCTGGGTACTCTTCGGCGCGAACAAGTTCAAAGCCTTCGCGTAGGCGAGCAGATAAGTTTTTCTTATCATCGTAGCCCATGACTGATTCACGGATCCAACGATGAACAAATCCCTCTGGAGGATCTGGAGCGTCTAACTGAGACGGTGGACGCCACGGTGTAGCGCGGCTGGTTTTTTCCCTAGTTTGGGATGTGCGTGGGGTTCTTTCGGTCATTACCTTCCTCACGATTCTTGCAGACGCAAAAGCTGTCGTGCATATTGTTCATTAGTTATACCAAGTTTACGAGCGATTGCAACTTGAGATTCCGTCAGCTTCACAGATTTTTTATTTGACCTCTGTGTGGCTCTATTGGCACCCGCCACAGCAGGCCCAGAGCTTCTAGTTTGTTTGTTTCCAAACTTATGGGGGAACTCAGTGCGAATCCGTGTGTCAAGCTCTTGGTAATAATCATCACTCTGTGGGTCAAAACCCTCAGTTTCGACTAAACTTTTATGTATGCTAAAAGCGGTAAGAGTCATCGGTTCATCTGTGCCGAACCATTCGTTTTTATCAGCCCACGCTTGCGCTTTGGGGTCTACTTGTGGCTGAGCTCGCGGTTGTGACTGAGCTGGCCCCGGTTGTTGCACTGGTTGTTCTGCTTGCGCTTCACGCTGACGTTTTACATATGCGAGCCGCTCATTATCTTGCGCTAGTTTTGCCAGTGCTGTTTGTGCTTCAACCTGTGCATCAATATCACCGCGATCAATCGCTTCACGCAGACCATTGCGTAAAGATTGTTCTTGGTATCCTACACGAGTTTCAAACTCAGAAACAAAAGACTCATCTAATGCGTGAGCCTTTTTAGAAGAATCATCCAGTTGTCTCTGCACAGATTGAGCATATTCAAGCGCAGCTTTCTCACGTCTTTCAGCCTCACGCATTTTTGCGGTAAGCTTACTAATCCGTTTCTGCACACCTTCGCTGTAGGAATCTAACTCATCATCAGATGTTTTTGCAGATTCTTCTACAACTTCTGCTTCTACAGATTCTTCTTGAGGTTTTTCTTCTTTCTCGATCTCAACTTCTACTGCGTCTTCTTCAAAAAGCTCGTCTTGGGCTTCTTTTTGCATGGTTGGCTCCATGGGTTAAACGTGCAAAATATCTTCGGGGTCATTGATTGTGGCGAGAATTTCATCATCATTTAGCAGACGCACCTCACCACCTTCAATCTTGAAACGGCTTCCAGCATATCTACCAAAAATCACCCAGTCACCTTCTTTACACCAAGGTTTCCAGTCTTTAGTAGCATCTAAAGGGTCGCCAAATTTTTGAGGGTCTTTGTATGCAAGTGGGCCGACTTTAAGTACAAAACCACAAACTGTAGCAAGTGCTTCGCGTTCTATCGCTTGGTCGGGTAAAATAACACCGCCTTCGGTTTTCTTCTTACCCTTGAAAGGTAATATCAAAACACGCCAGCCTGTCGGCTGTGGCAGTTTTTCTAAGGCAGGGGTTTCAGGCGTTTTTGCTTCTTTAGCTTTTTGTTTGGCTATATAATCTGGTACGAGAAGTGTTTTACTCATCTATATCTGACACCTTTTTTAGCAGGTCTTTAAGATCCTGTTCAGTTTGTGCAAGTTCACCGAGACGAGCTCGGAGTTCCTTGAAGGCAGTGAAGTCCGTTACAGCACCGTGACAAATGGTTTCCTGTATTGAACTTCTCCGTTCGCGCATCATCTTAAGCATATTCTCATAGATGTAAAGGTCATTCGCCATCATTCAACGCTCTCATGCGTTTTACGAGGCGTTTTGCTCTATTTGGCACTTGATCATGCCAACGGCTATCTACCATCTCATCAGCAGCACGATTCCAATCTCGTGCATCTACACCGGCCTTCATAACCTTGAATTTAGAAAGGCGAGGTCTACCCATATTGAACATCATGTTGGCAATGATAAGTTGGCATTCCTCTGGCAGCTCATCAAAGTCAGAGTACAAAACTTTACACTCATCCAATGTAGA